TGACCTCTATTCACTGACAGGTCTGTCAAATATTACATTGGATTTTACTTCAGTTGAAAGATTTGAATCGGCAGAACTTGGTGGGAATCTGCACATCGGAGGTGGTTTTGTTTCAATGTATGATTCCCAGGAAATTGTTGAGTTAAATTATCACCTCTATCCAGAAAATGTCAGTGCAGCCGTAAATAACTCTGCTGGTTCCCTTGCAGCCGGTACTTATTTATACCAGGTAATCTGGTTCTGGACTGATGCGAAGGGCCAGGATCACAGATCTGCTCCAAGTGTGGCAGTCAGTGCAACCACTTCAGGTGGATCTTCAACTGTAACACTCACAATACCAAGCCTGAGACTGACCCAGAAAACCAATGTGGTTTGCGAGGTTTACCGGACAGTCACAACTGGCAGGCTGCTTTTCAAGATTGGGAAGGTTGCAAATAACACAGCAGCTGATTCAATTTCCTTTGCAGATGCTGGTGCAATCAGTGATGCAAATTTGGTAGCCAAGGAGTCACTATATACCAACGGAGGAATAATCGAGAACATTCCACCACCGGCATCCCTGGTGCTGACAAGTTACAAAAACAGGTTGGTTTGTGTCAGCTCTGAAAATCCAAAAAAACTGATCTATTCCAAAAAAAGAACACAACTTGGTCCAGTGGAATTTTCAGATGTTTTTTCCATTGTTTTGAACAAGGCCATTCGCATAACCGCCCTTGCCGAATTTGACCAAAAATTAATAATCTTTGAACCCAACCAGATATATTACATAACCGGAAACGGCCCAAACAGTGCGGGATTTCAGAACGATTTTTCACCTCCGCAAATAATTACTGGGGATACAGGGTGTGCTAACACTAATTCTTTAGTGCTAATGCCACTGGGACTCATGTTCCAATCAAACAAGGGTATATACCTGTTAGACCGTTCCCTGCAGACTGTTTACATTGGAGCAGATGTTGAGGCATACAATGATTTAACTATTACAAGTGCTGAACTCATCAGAAATGAAAACCAGATCCGTTTTCTCACCAGTGACGGCAGATGTTTAGTGTATGATTATTTCTATGGGAAGTGGTCAACCTGGACCAACCACAAGGGCAATGGGGCCACTATCTGGAACAGCAATGGAAATTACGTATATTTACGCACCGATGGGCGCATTTTTGAACAGTCATCTACCAGCTACAAAGATGACAATGATCCAGTGGGAATGAGCATGACAACTTCATGGGTAAAGACAAACGGTATTCAGGGGTTCCAGAGAATCAGACGGACATTTGTTCTAGGAGACTTCAAAAGTACCCATACCCTGAAACTTGAGTGTGCATTTGATTATCAGGATTACTACAATGAGATTCACAGGTTTGATTATGTGAATGACTTGGGGATGAATGAGTTTGGTGATGACTTCCCATACGGAGAAGAAGGATATTATGCAACTGACTCTGGCGTGAATGATGGAGTTTACCAGTTCAGGGCGCACATGAAAAAGCAGAAATGCCAGAGTGTCAGGTTCCGTATCTCTGACACAGAAGAAGCAGAACCAGGGCAAGCATATTCTATTTCATCCCTAATGTTAGAAGTTGGCATCAGATCCAACACAATGAAACTTCCACAACAGAAATTAACATGATGAATCCAATGCAACCACAACAAATGGGAGGAATGGGTGGAACTCCAGAACTCACAGATGAAGAGCTGAGAAAACTTGCCCTGCTGCTTCAGCAGATGCCAGAGATGCAAAAAAATATTGATGGTCAGCAGCATGAAATGAGCTACCTAACAGGCACAGAGCAAAATGCAATGGAGACTGTCAGGCGTGATCCTGGTCTTACTCAGAGTCTTGCGGAGCAAGGAAAGGAGATGCAGCCAAGATATGAAAATGGTATTCGTGCTTTCCCTATTGGTGGTGGAGATGAAGGGGATCAAGAATCAGGTTTTGGTGGTTCTTCAGGTGGTTCAGGGGATAATCCAGATGCAGGTGGGATTGAATCTGAAACAAACCTCAGTAGTGGTCTTTCTATGAAGACGAAGGCAGGGGATATATATTCCGGAAAAACAGACTCTTTCCCAGGTATTGGTGGTGCTGGTTTTTATGGTTATTCTAAAGATTATCAACCTCCCTCTTATAGGGGAACTTTTGAAGGTGATGGTGTTGTTTCACAACCACAACCACAACCAGAAGCACCACCAACATACAAAGACAAGAATGGTTTTGATCATAGTTCCCAGGCTGAAGCTGATGCAGCAAATGATGCAATTGATGCTACTAATGCTAAAATTGAGGGTGAGACTCTGACAACAGATACTACATTTGGACGTTGGATGGCAAGGAATAAAGATACATATCCTATTCCACCAAACACTGAAGCTCAATTGCTAGCTGCATTTAACACTGCCAAAACCAAGTCAACTGAAGCTGCTGCTGCACAGTTGCCAAAAATAGTTGACACCATGAATGTCTATCTCAGGGATTATGGCCCAAAGCAAGATTTTGAACAATGGTTTAATACTATTACTGACAAAACATGGGTTTCCCATTTATCAGAAGCAACTTTGCGTAATCTGTATGCAAAGGCAGTTTTCAAGATAGAGAGAAAGGAAGCATTTACACTGACACAGGATGAAGTTGCAGCATGGACTCGTCCTGCAGTCCAGATTGCAACTACAGCCAATTTTGAGGAGTGGTGGGCAGGACAAGGAAGAGAGGAAGGACTTTACCCAACCAAAGAATTAGCAGAGAAAGCACACAAAGCAGCACAGATTGCAGATGCAGATGATATTGACATTAAAGCACCTACAGCTGCAACAGCTCCAGTTGTAGATCAAACAACAGTGGGAGAGATTACAGATGCAGATCAAACAACGATTGATGCAATCTCAGAGGTGACTGATGCAGACATGGATGTAATCTTTGAGGGAATTGATGAAGCAGAAGCACTCCTGCTTGCCAGGGTGGAAGGCACTGCAGTATCACCGGCAGAGGTACAACTGAAAAGAAGTGTAGAAAATAATCTCAGAATGCTTTTGGGGGCCACAGTTGGTGGTGATGCAGATCCTGCCAGAGTAAGGCAGCTGAAAAACATTTGGGCAGACCAGGTTCAGGAAGTGACCGGCAAGGCAGCAGAGTTGCGTTCTGAGGAATCTATGGCAGCAGAAAAAGAACTTGTGGCACTTTACAAAGACAAGTCCACCATGAAGCTCAATACTAAACTTGCAAACCTGGAAGTTGAAAAACAGACTGCATTCAAGAATGGTGACTTAGAACTTGCAGGCAAACTTGCAAATCAGCAGGCCAGATTAACTCATGTTATTACTCAAGCAAACATTACCTCAACGGAAACACTGTCTGAAGCCGATATGAAGTTGCGAACTGGGTTGGCAAATCTGCAAGCAATGAAAGATATTGCAATTGAGCAGGGTAAGCTGGACCTTGCCACTTCTCTTGGGAATCTGCAGAAAAATATTGTCCTTGCAACTACTAACACAACACTTGCTGTCCAGCAGCGAAGTATGGATGATTCTGTTGCAATGGCAGCATTCAAAGGAGAAATGGCATTAATGGGATTGGAAGTGGATATTGACTTTAAGCAAATGGATGATGATCTGGCAAGGTTGGGTATTGCGACAACTGTTACTTTGGCAGAGATGGATGCTAAAACTCAAAAAGAGGTTGCAACACTTATTGGAATGTATAACAGGGAAGCAGCAAAAACAACAAGAGACAACAAAGTAATGGATGGAATCATTACATTGATTGGAACGGCACTTGGTGGTTATGCAGCATTAAAAGGTTCAGACATACGAGCAAAAACAAACATTTCCCCTGGAGCAGGAGAAGTTGAGTCATTCCTGGATGCACTGAATGCATATACTTATGAGTATAAAGATCCCGATGCACCAGGAGCAGATGCAGGAATGTTTACAGGAGTGATGGCGCAGGATCTGGAAAAAACGCCAATGGGAGCATCTTTTGTGAAGGACACACCCCAGGGTAAGCAAGTGGATTATGGACATGGTTTGGCTGCAATCCTGGCCTCACAGGCTAACATACATGACAGGCTCAAACAACTGGAGGAGGGATAAATGGAAATTACAGTACAACCTGGTGACACACTAACATCCATTGCAGCAAAAAATCCAGGGACAACTCCTGTTAGTATTGCAAATGCAAACGGTATTACTAATATGGATGACATTAAAGCAGGTCAGGTACTCCAACTTCCAGATGTTGCACCAGAAGCAGTGATCCCTGGTGAAGAACCTGGTTTGGTTCCAGCAGCTGTAGAAGATG